GTATCTTTAGTTGTGAAGATATACGAATTGGTAAAACTAGAGAAGAAATTAACAGAGATTTATCACGCACTATGTTTGAAGTAGATAGTATACTAAACCATACACAGTATCAGCTTGACTCAACAGGCATAGATGGAACGTATTACTTAAATATGCAAAGGATTAATAATGGCTCTAATTAGAGTTTTGTGCGTGTTAACAGCTTGGCTTTTTATTACAAGTTGTAGCAATGCTACACAAAGTTTAATGATTGTAGATGTAAATGGTACCAAGCATTTCCATACATTAAGCAGGGTAACCAACATTGGTGACAGCATAAGGTTTTGTGAACTGCATGATACTTGGGAGTACGTAAGTAAAAAATGAAGAATTGTTGTTGTTGTTGCTGCTGTGGATGCAAAAAATGAGTAAAGAAATAAGTGAAGAAAAAATATTAGGCTCAAAGTTTACTTTGTCCTTACAAACTATGATAGCTGCTGGTACAGGGTTAGCAAGTCTTATAGGAATGTGGTATGCTTTACAAGCAGATATACAGGAGGCAAAAGAACTACCCGTACCTGTATCCTTGTTTGATGAAGAATATCCGAGTAAAGCAGGAGGCTATAACTGGAGTCCAAGCTATGAACAATACAAGCAACAAGTTGGAAATCTTCAGGACACACAAGACGAGATTTATGATATGGTTGAGGAAATGAAAGATGAAATTAAAGAGTTACAACAACAAGTGATTAATTTGAGAATTAAAGTAAGATGAGATTTTTATTATTATTAACATTAGCTTTTGGCCAGCAAGAGGTAACTGATAAAAATTTCTATGGAGCTATTTATCAAGGGATGTATCTAGTAAGGTTTACAGCTGAATGGTCAAGTAATAGTAAACAAAAATTTTATCAAGGTAAGTTTATTGTAGAAGGAGATAGCGCTTACAAAGGAACTCAAATGATGATTATACCTTCAAAAAAAGTTCCTGAAACTGTTAGAAAACTAAGATTAAGAAACTTTCCTAGTGTAGTTTTATTTAGAAATGGTAAAAAAGTAAAAGTTTGGAAAGCAAATTTTGATGGAGAGCTTGACTTAAAAATAGACGATGTTAAAGAATCTATTGATTGGTATGTAAAGTGAAAAACGGAATTAGTGAAGATGCACAGATTCACATTTCCGTGGCTTTTCTTATTAAAGCTATGGCTGCGGTTGGTTTAGCAGTAAGTAGTTTTTTTCAAATACAAAATGAATTTGCAGAGCATGAAAGAAAAATTGAAGATTTGCAAAATAAAGTTACTGTATTAAGTGCTAGTGTGGAAGGAATGGAAACTCAGCACATACAGAAACTAGAAGAAGAAAACAAAAGCCTGATGCAAAGGCTTGGAATTAAAAAGTAACAGGAGTTAACGTGACTAAAAAAGAAAATAAAAAAGAAAATAAGTCAGTAGTAGTTCTTGATGATAAAGAGTATGAGATTGAATCAATGACGGACAACCAAAAAGTAATGGTGTCTCATATTGCTGATTTAAACAGAAAGATTGAAACCGCAACTTTTAACTTGCAACAATTACAGTTTGGTAGACAGGCCTTTATTGATGCTTTAAAAAACGGCTTACAGGAAAATACTAAATATCCTTACAATAAACAGGAAAAAGAATAATGGAAACTAAAATTAATACTATTAATAGAGTGTTAAACGAAGGCGATTTAGCAGACGTTTGCAAATCAGTACACTACTCATTGTACAAACAAGAAGTAAAAGATAAAGCTGTTGAAGAAGTGTTATATGCAGAAGGCGATGAAATACCAGAAGGTAAGGAAATTGGAGATGTTAAAACACCAGCTTCTCTTGCAACGTATTACTCTGCATCAAACACTGGTACTGTATTCTTGGATGCGCCAGACTCTGAAGATTTCATAGCTTATGCCGACATCACAGAAGCAGATGTACAAGGATGGGTAGAAGCTAAAATAGGTACAGACAGACTTGCAGAGATTGAAGAAAGTTTAGATGTGTATATTGCAGAACAAAAAACACCAACAAAAGCAACTGGAAAGCCTTGGTCGTAATATGGGAATGGGTGTAAAACATTACAAAAAAGATGGTAAAGAACATAAGGGCGGCACACACAAAATGCCTAATGGGCAACTACATTCTGGCAAAACACACTCCAAAAGTAGTGTAAGGCTTTATCATTATGGTGATTTGAGCAAGAAAGCACAAGCTAATGCAAGGAAAAGCTGGAAGAAAAAATGATTGAAACCTATGCGGAGTACGGGGCTGTAGGTGTTATAGTAGCACTATTTGTGATGATGATAGTAAACCTTATGAAAAGCCAAAGGGCCCAGAATGAAGACTTGGATGTGATAAGACAAGAAATGACTAAGATAGAATCTACGGTAGAAAATGTAGAGAGTATTGTCATTAAGCTTATTGAAAGATGGAACAAGTCAGACGATACAAGTGCTAGGCATAGGGAAGATATTGTAAAAGAGTTAAATGATGTAACTGATGATTTAGCGTACCTAAAAGGACGTATCAATGGAAAGGCGAGTTAGTTTTATGATAGATTCAACAAAAGCTGTTTTAAATGGAGCAGTAGGAGTTGGAGTATGGTGGACAAACTTACCTATGATACTACAAATGGCTGTGTCAGTTGCAACTTTAGTGTATTTGTTAATAAAAATAAAAAACGAAATAAGGAGCTAATATGCTACAGAAAATGGTTATGGAATACTTGTTTAACGAAGAGAATAAGCAAAAAGTTATCGATGAGTTAAACAAGAACGTAAACATTCCAATCATCAACGAAGATACAGAAGAGAAAATTATTTCTGCTATCTATGAAGTCTTTGAAGATGTTATGGGAAAAGTTCTAAAGAAGTAATGCCTAGATTTAGTAAAAGAAGTAAATCTAGATTAAACACGTGTGATAAGCGTTTAGTTAAACTATTTGAAGAAGTGGTTAAGCATTATGATTGTACGATTATCGAAGGCCATCGCGGCAAAGAAAGACAAAATGAGGCGTACCGTAAGGGAAATAGCAAGGTTAAGTACCCTAACGGTAAGCATAATAAAAATCCGAGTATTGCTGTGGATGTTGCGCCGTATCCGGTAGACTGGACAGACAGGGATAGGTTTCATTACTTTGGTGGTTACGTACTTGGTATCGCAAGTCAAATGGGGTTGAAGATAAGATGGGGCGGTGATTGGGACATGGACACCCAGACCAAAGACAATCGCTTTGATGACTTGGTACACTTTGAGATTAAGGAATAATGCCTAAACAGTTTAAAACATATACACGTTTTGATGGCGGATTGAACACTAAAACCAATGCGCGTTCTATTGCTGACAATGAATTAGCGCAAGCTAATAATGTTATTATAGATGAGTTTGGTATGGTAAAGTCTAGTGGTAAGGCTATTGATAACGATACTAACTATACTGACCCTAGTCTTGGTGGTGCACAGCAAGCTGGTTACGGTTTGTTCCAAGCGGTTATGGACTTTGATTTAAGTAACAACAATAGACCTACAGTTATGACGTTTCTTGCCGACCCAAGCTCATCTACAAAAATAGACATATCTGAAGAAACAGACGTTCCCTTTGTCCAATGTGGTTCTTTTAGTACCACGTATTTAGCAGGCAGTACGCAACTTGACATGGGGGCATTGACAGTAGTAAGCGGAACATCAAATGGCCAAATAGTTTATGATATAGCAGACGGAGTAGTTCGTATGGCAGACGCAGCTTTTGGTTCTACAAACTCTGTTAAGTCTTTCCAATTTGTAAAGCGTAAACTATGGTTTGGTAGCGATGGAGCCCAGCTAGATGTGTCTGGAAGCGCGCAAACAATATCAGATTATGTAGCAACAGACTCTGGACTGTACAGGCCTTTTGAACAAAATTTTGTTGTAGAATCTACAATGGCTGGATTTCCTACAAATGGAGGTTTGGTTATGACAGGCCCCATCACTCAGAGTGGCACACTAAGCAGTTCCTCTACTGTTGATGCTAATCCCGGTGCAGGGATAGGGTCTGCACACGAAGCAGCGTTAGATACGGGTGGGTTTATACTTGTTAATTTAGAGGACGAAACAGAGCACCCTATTACTAGCGCTAATAGTAGCGGAGTGCTAACTTTAAGCTCTGCTGTTAGTACCAGTGCAGGTTCTAACAATTATTTAGTTGCCCCTGACCCCGGTCATGGTTTTAACATAGAAGTTACACAGCCGGGTAGCGGCACAATGACCGCTGGTACATTTGAGTTTGCACAAACATTTATTTATGACGATAGGCAAGAATCTCTACCATCTGAAATGAAGGGCACTATTACTATAGCGGCTAGTAAATACATACAAATTAAAATTATAGCTACCCATCCTTATAATAGCAGAATAAGTGGCGGCAGGTTGTACATGAGAGATTCTACAGTAAAAGGTGAGTATGAGTTGATTGCAGACATTGACCTTTCTAAAGGGTGTCGCTCTAGCTTAGAGGGTGGATTTACAGGCTGGGCCTTAGCTCATACTGATGACCCAGAGACGATTACTTGCACCATAAACTTGGCAGCTAACAATGTAGATACTTTTGAAACACTAAATGGTTATTCATCCTCTGTTCAATACAATCATGTAGGAGACGTAGGCGGCGGATACAAGACAAGCGCCATAAGCAATAGAAGAAAGTTTATTGCAAATGTAAAAGTAGATGATTTTACCGGAAGTTTAGTGCATCAACCCGATAGATTAAGGTATAGTGAAATAAATAAATTTGATACATTCATACCAACTAACTTCATAGATATTGGTGTTAACGATGGAGAAGAGTTTGTAAAGCTAGAGGCGTATGCAGACAGGATTCTCGCTTACAAAAATAGAACATTATACATAATAAATATAGGTGGTGGTGCTGATACTCAATGGTTCTTAGAGAGCTCACATCAAAACATGGGTGTAGAGTTTCATGCAGCTACGACCAAGACACCATTTGGAGTTTGTTGGGTAAATAAAAATGGTTTGTATATCTATGATGGTAGTAGGATTACAAACTTACAAACAAAGATTATAGAATCTGAGTGGGAATCTTTTGTTAACTCTGACACTATGATAGGGTACGAACCTACTCACAAACATCTTGTGGTGATTAGAGACGCTAACGATGAGTCGAGTGACAACGGAGACGCATACATATATAGCTTTATTACAAAGTCATTTACATTTGTTGAAGATTTAGTTGCGGACAATGTAAAGAGCAATCCAATTACGGACATATTTAATAAAATGACAATGGCAGTTAGCACCAATGAAATAATATCTTACGATGGAGAGCCAGACGCAGGCACCACGTTTGACATCAAACTTAAAGACGATGATTACGGCTTACCTAATGTTGTAAAGAAGATATACGGCGTAACTGTAGAGTATTCAAGCGATAACGACAACTCTAACGGTCTTAAGTATTTTTACACAAACGATAGCGGTGTCAAGCAGACCGTTGCTAATGGTGGCACTTTGTCAGATACTAATAACGATTTAGATGTAAATAGAGTTACATTTAGCCCACCGCTTTTAGCGTCTTCGTTTCAAGTACAGCTTGACCTAGATGGCGATAGTATACAGAAAGTCAATAACGTAGGTGTGGAGTATCGCCCTATCTACAAAAGGATTACATAATGGCTATTGACAGAGAAAAAAGATTTT